TGAATGTTTGCCAAGGTTACATCGTCTAATTCTTCAATTGTTTCTAGGGTATGCCCGTTGAAAATCATTGCGGCTAGGCATTGGCTTTTCAACGAGCCTATTAGTTTCCCCGCGCTTCCCTATAGGTCGGGCTAATCACTTCGCCAATCTTTTCCACAATCATCATTTGTACGGAAATTGGGAATTCTTCTTCAATGTCGGCATAAGTCAAATCTTCCAAACTTACGCCTTCCATTTCAGGAATTAGCAGTTTAAAGAATTCGGTAATACGCGCTTCGGTAATGGCTTTGTTCTTGGCGGCTTCGCGCATGGAACGCCCTTCAACCAAAATATCATCATCCGTAAATTGGAAATCTTCAGTTTGGTTATTCTCAAACTGTCGCAATGGTGCGGTAATTTCTTGATAAACTTTTTCTACAATTTGTTCATCAGGGTCGGAAACCCTTTTGTAGATGGCATCAGATTCGGCAACCAAAGGGATGCGAACTTTGAATGTGTGACCGTTCAACACAAACGAACGGGTTAAAAGGTCTTTTCTTTTTGCTTGGTACTTTTCACCAAATGCAGAACCTAGTTTTGTCATTTATTTTTTATCCTATATTTACTGATACGCCTTGCCAAAATTTCCCCTAGCCGCTTGGCGGTTTGGTCGGCTTGGGATTCTAAAGCAGGGCGTAAAAATGGTTGTGCGCCATTCCTAGCCGTGCCAAATTCTTGCGCCATTGCACGGGCATCCGATAGAACGCCGCTTAGTCGCTTTGCTTCTTTTAACTTTTTGTTGTACGCGGCTTTGTCAGTTTCGTAAAGCCCCGCGTTCGATTCGTAAAACTGTTGCTTATCTTTTTTACGAAACGCTTTGGTTGTAATCAGCGCAATAACCGTATCGTTTTCGGTAATGTACTTAGAACGAATGTCGCGCTTGGTTGGGCGGCGGGCTTCAATCTGCATTGTTCTAGCCAAATCGCCTGTATCTTTTGGCGCGTTCATCTTAGCCATTGTTAGCACGGGTTTCATTGCCTCCCGTGCCGCGGGTACTAAGATTTTGCTTTGCGCTTTCTTGTCGCCAATTTCTGCGGCCAGTTCCCCAAATGCGGCTAGTACATCTTTCAAGCCTTCTACTTTGTAGGTAACGCCCGACATAATTAACCCATTGGCTTAATAATCTTTTGATACAACGCGTTATTTAGCGTATGCACATAATTAACGATTTCATCGGGCGTGAACTTATCCGCATGGTTAGCGGCAATCTCATGCGCCAATGAAATCGCTGTTAGTTTCTGCGCAGTAAACCCAAACCAATCTTTGCGTGAATCGGATTGGGTTACTAGAAAACTAAGTAGGTCGTTAGTGTCTTTTATTGTCGTTTGCATATTATTATGTATTGTTAGACCAACCGTATTGGTTGCCACGGGGGTGAATTGTAAAGTTGCATTTTGCTTCAGCGCTTGGGCTTGAATCAATTGTGAATTGAGAAACGCGACCATTGAAAGCATAGGCAACGGTGTTTGCACCCGCTGTAGCAGTAACCACAAAAGTGCGGTCGATAACGCCTGATTCTGCATCGCCACGAATCAACAACAAAGCGGCATCGCTAGGATTCCAAGCGGCAGTAATGCTAAGTGATGTTGGTGCGGATTGTGATGGGATTTTGTCCGATTGGCGTGAACCCGCAACACCGAAAGATGCAACGGCATCGTCTTGACCAAATGCAGGTACGGCTTCAACATTCAAAGCAATACCATCAGTACCCGTGCCATTAGCAGTAGTACCAACGATGTCGCCAATTGTGCCTGTCCATACATCCAAATCACCCGCGGCAACGGCTGTAGGCGTAGCGCCTGATTGCATCCAAAGGGCGGCTGTAAAGCCCGCCATAATTTTATTAGGTAAAGCCATTTTGTTTATTCCTTAAAAAGAATGGTTAAAAGAACTATCTTGTCAGGTTGATATATCTAGTGTGCAATCAAGAAAAATTTGGGCTAACTTTTCATCATTGTCGTAACTGTTATAAAGCCAAAATACATCGGCTTTAGCAACTTCAAAACCGTTAGTTACACCACCAAATAAACCACTATATCCGTGCAAGGATTGTAGTATTTGATTGGAAATAGTGAAACCATCTTCTATCTGTTGCGTAAAAATACTTATCTGAAACACGGGGCGGTCAATGCCTTTGTTGGCTTGATTTTGACCCGTGTAAACATCTTGGTGAACATTGCGTAGCATCCAAGTAATGAACTTAGATTCGGTGGCAAAGTTACGGTTAAACGCGGCGTAAACGGGAACGGGCGTAACAATACTTTGCAATTGGTACTGAATCGCTTTGCCGTACTGAACGGGATTTTGTTGTGTTGCCATTTACACCGCCGTAACTGGGTCATTTCTATACGCCAAGATAACCACGGTCATCCTATCATCAGATTCGCGGATGTTATCAATGCGCCAATCGTAACCGTTATAACTGATTGAATAAAGGTTTTGATTGCGAACCATTGTTCTTGTATTGGGCGTGTAGTTCAAAATGAAACTAACAACATCTTGGTAAAGGCGGTACTTTTCCGAAATCTTTAAACTGTTTGCAACGGAATGAACACGCGCACGGGTGCGAAACCAAGTGGTTTGCGCTGTACTTTGTTCGCCAAAATCGCTTTTAGCAAACGCCAAGTTATTTACCGTGATTTGTTCAAACCGTGCAATTGCCATTTACATCACCAAAGGTTTGTAGGGGCGCAACAATGTTGCAACGCCGAACGGAATTTCTTTTAACTGATTGTCCGTAGTGTTGCTTCGATTGTTATACAAATGGGTAAACAAAAGCAAGCCCGCTTGCTTAATGACGGGGTATGTTTGCAACGGATTAGGTGCGGTGGTGTACTCGCAAATAATCGGTGCGGTCATTTCGCTATTGATGTTGGTAGGCAACGATTGAACAATTACCTTGTTACCGCTTGCATCGTAGTAATACTGATTGGTTGCAACAACAACTAATTCAGGCGGCGTATTGTTATTCCAGTACGCTACGCGGTTAATCGTCACGCCCGCCATATCGGGGTATTGGTTTTGCGATACTTCGGGCAAATCCAAACATACGGGCGATGTGGCTAAGTTTTCAGCACCATACCAAACACGGTAGGTAACTGAAAAAATAGAAAGCCCTAAGTAATCTTCAATGGCTTGGCGAACCGCTAGTTCCAATGCTTGCAAATAACCATCTTGGCTTTCATCTTCAAACAAGTTAATTTGATTGGTGATTTCATCCAAGGTTAACCAAGGCGTAACTACATCACGCCCGATTTGTTCCGCTTTCACATAACTAAATGGATTGCGGGTAGCCGCCCCGTAGGGCGCACCAAGTAATTGGCTATCTACTGACATTCAAGCCCCCTTTAGGCGGCAGACATACGAACACCTGCGAACGGGTCGCGCACGGTGCTTACCATGCGTTTTTCCGCGTACATGGTCACAAAGCCCGCTTGTGTTTGTTCAAACATTTGCACCGACATTTGTTCTGTATCGCCAATTGTCAAAAAGCGATTCCAGTTTGCCAAGTAAATTGGGAAATCTGTAGAAAGGTATGGGTTAGGAATAACGGGCCAACCAAAAATGTGACCGATTGCGCAACCGTCTTTTTCGCCCAATTCCAAGAACAAAGGCAAGCCCGCTGTATCTTTCAATTGGCGCAAAGTTTGAATCATTGCGGGGCTAATGTGCCAAGCGGTAGATTCTAGCGACCAATATTGAGGGGGCAACGCGTTAGCCATGTTTACAACCTTGTTGTAAGTCACCGCAGAGCCGCCGTTACTAACCGTAGCGATAGTATGAATACCATTTGTAATAGCCGTGCCACTAGTACCGAAAGCGCTAGTAGCGCCGCTAGTGTAACTATCCAAACCACGCAACCCATTAGTAGCGCCAGTTGATGTAGTTGTGCTACCCGATTGGTCATCGTTAAGAACCATTGATTGACCTTCAAGTTGCGCAAATTCAAGCGCCAAATCTTCAACCAATGTTGCATCAAGTCCATTAACATCACTTAGCACCGCCGTTCTGATAGGCAATTGTGCAACCAACACGCGCACGGGCAATTGCCAAATAGAAGTGTCAACATTAGGTGAACCGCTATTAGGCGTGAATGTGTAACCCCAAGGGTTTGTAGAATTTGCGGCGTTACCAGTCTTGGCAACGAATTGGGCATCAGAGCCGCTAACCGCGATTTGGCGTGAGCCTTGACGCAAAGGGTTTGCTTGACGCAAAGCCGCAAACGCATCATCAAATACAACATTACCACCAACACCCGAACCCGAACCAGTAATGGCGCTTGCTTCACGCAAATCGATATTTACTTTGCCGCCTTCGGTGATGGCCTGTTTGATTCCGTTCAAGATTTTTTCGGTGATAGACATTTTGAATTCCTATTTAAAAAAAGCGGGGGATTTTCGCCCCCCGCTAATGGCAACGCAACTATTAAGCGGCTGTGCCTGTGGAACGATAACGCACCAAAGCATTGGGATCGCGCACGCTTGTGGCCAATCTTTTTTCCCCGAAAAATGTTATAAATCCGGGGGCTGTTTGGTCGTAGCGGCGCATAATCATATTCAACCGGTCTACGATTGTATGGCCGCGGGTGAAGTCACCGAAATACATTGGGTACAAACTTGTTGTACCTGCTGATGCAACGGTTGTTTGTGATGGTGTGTCGCAATACTTGTTAACAACAACATCAAAGCCCAACAATGTACCAACGATACCGTCAACAGACAAACCTTCATTACGGTTGAAGATAGGTGCGCCGTTGTCATCTTTCAATGCACGGATACCGTTCAACAGAATCGGGTTAATCATAAACTTCGCGTCTTTAGTCCAATATTGCTGTGGCAATTGATAGATTAAGTTAATCACATCATTGTAAGTAACATTGTTAGCGCCAACGGTGTTAGCGTTAGTGGTCAATTGGTCATAAGTGGCAAGGCTATGCAAACCGCTTGTAGAACCAGTACCGCTAGAACCAAATGCCGCTGTGGTGCAAGTGCCGCCTGTGTAGGTGCTGTTAGCGCCCGCGTATTGGTCAAGGCCACGCAAACCGTTAGAACCGCCGTATGGCAAAGATGTAGAACCTTGGTCGTTGTTCTGAATCATTGACAAGGCTTCGGCTTGGCTGAATTCCATCAACATATCGTCAACCACATTGGCTTCCAAACCGTCAATGTCATCCAAAGCCGCTGTACGGATTGGGAATTGCACGTTCAGGTCTTGCAGAACCAATTGCCAAATAGTTGTATCTTCAGTTGTAGCCGCGCCGTTGTTTTGGATGGCGTAGCCCCATGCCGCACCTGCGTTACCAGTTTTGACACGGAATTGATAAGAAGAACCATCAGTAGCAACGGTGCGTGACAAACCGCGCATGGGGTTAGCCAAACGCAAAGCGGCAAACACGGGGTCATAAGCGGTGCGACCACCTTGGTTGTTACCTGAACCTGTCAGGGCTGATGCCTCAAGCATATACGCATCGCGTTGGCTTTCATCAGCAAAAATTTGCAGTTCTTTTTCTACGCGGGCATTGCTTTTGTAGAAAGTAGCCAGTTGTTCTTTTACAGAACGGTTCACATCTTGGCGAACGGTCTTGGCGGGCTTGATAACGGCGGGTGCTTGAATTGATGCTACTTTGGCTTCCAAAGCGGCAATAGTTTCTTGCATTTCGTTTTTAATCGCTTCAACGGCGGCGGGGATTTTTGCTTCAACGGCGGCAATGCTTTCGCTTTGCTTGGCTTCGATAGCATCCAATTTTTCAATGATTGCTTGTGACATGATTTAACCTTTAAGTTTGGTATCAAGAATTTTTAGAAGTTCACGGGCTTCGAGAGCCGCAAGAATTTCCGCTTCGGTAGCCTCCGCATTTGAATCACTCAAAATAGGCGCAATTTCAATAGGTGTTGTAACTGCATCGCGCAATTCCAAAACTTTCTTGAATGTAGATGCGGCGGCTACCGCATCTTTTTTAGATAGCCCAACTTCACGCAAGGCTTGTTCCAAAACTTTTAAATCAGCAGAACCATCAGGTCGGAAATATTCCAACTTGCTAACTTCGGCCATTGGATTGTTAGGATACATTACTACTGATACTTCGCGCAAACCACCTTTGGTAATTTGAAAATACGCTTCATCAGATTGGTCGGGTTCGCCTTCAGCATTTACCATTTGGTATTCATCGGCATAAGCACCAACGGAAACACCGCCAAACATGGCGGGGCTTTCTTGCATAATTTTGTAAAGGTCTGAACCCATTGTTGTGTTTGTGTACAAACGCCCTTCGGCTTTCATACCAATATCGTCAAATTCAAATGCAGTCCATTCACCAACGGGGATTGCATCGGCATCGTGATTTACAAACATTGGTAGCGGGCGACCTGATTTCGCAAAATCTTCAGCCCATTGCATAAAGCCTTCGGGTTGGTAGTTAAAGCGCCTACCATCAGCGCCTTCACGCGCACCCCATGTTGTTACGGTGGCTTCAATTTTTCCTGTGCTTTCGCCCTGCTTTTCCAAAACTAGTTTGGCTTCGCAAACCATCATCAGGTTTTTTACGGTCATAGATTACCTCATCGATTTTTGTTCGGTCGATGTCTTGTATTAACTTAGGTGGTCGCCCTCTTTTCGGGGGCGGTTCTGTATTTGGCTTGTATGTTGCCAGAGATGCTATCACTAATTTAAAAATAGTGGACACTTTATTTTTACTTGCCGATATTCATTTTACGGGTTTGGTTTCCACCACCGCCGCCCGTATCTTGGGGCGATGTGCCAACAATCGGCTTATCTTTCCCGCCCTTATCAATCAAATCATCAGCGCCATCGATGTTGGGCATACCCAAATATTCACGCGCTTCGTTGGGGGTCATAATCCCATTACTAACGCCCGCGGTGGCAAAATTCATTTGGTCTAATGGTGCGCCTTTCAAGAAATTGCGCGTATCAAACTCAATAGACAAATTGGGGTAGCCAACAAACAAATGTTGCTTTAATTTCTGCTGAATGTTAATCAAGGTTGGGTACATGGTGGATTTATAGAATTCATCCATCATGGTTTGCGTATTGTTGTACTTTGAATCGCCAATACCAATCATTGCCGCGGGTACGCCAAACAAACCGCAAATACGCTTCATGGTTTGTTCTTTCAACTTAGCCGCATCGGTATCTTGCAGGGTCAACATATCCAAAGGCGTGTACTTCATGCCTTGGTCTAGCAACATACCTTGACCCGCTTTGCTTGGGTCGCTAGGTTTGCTAGAAACCATTGCCGACCATGCTTCTTTCAAACGGGCGGCGATTTCTTTGTATTTGGCATCAGGAATAACTTGTTCGCTAGTGAACATACCGCTTGGCTTTGCGCCGTTCTGCATGATGTAGTTGGCGTACAAATCAATGTCTTGGTCTAACGAAACCAATTCAGCCGCCAAGATGCCTTTGTTGAAACCCGCAGAACCTTGCCAGTTCATTTCCTTAATGTGCATCACTTGGTTAAAGTTCAGCGGTTCATCACGGTTAAAACCGTAACTAGGCGTACTCAAACGATACGATGGGTAACGGGCAGGGGTGATTGTTACGGCAATCAGGGTTGAATCCAAAAGGTACATTTCTAACGGGGTTTCCGTTGTACTCTTTTGGTCTTTACGCCACCAAAGGGTAAATGCTTCGCCCGCCAGTTCGTACCACATCAACCATTGATACCAAAATTCGTAGGTGCTTTGAAAATGGTTAGGTTGCGCCAAAAGGTTTGCCACTTGCTTGGCTTTTGCCTTATCCCGTGCGCCTACCAAATCGGATTTAACGGCATCAACATAAGTGCCATCTTCGGATTGGCTAACCACGCGAATAGGCAGTTGTGACAATGCACGGGCTTTTGCCGCAACGCAAGCCATGATTGTGGAATTGCGCGTAAGCAATGACATATCCACGGGGCGACCCGCGTTATTGGTCGCGCCTGTGGTTACATAAAGGATTTGGGTATTGACATTCGGGGCTTGTTTAGAACCCTGATAAACAATGTTATTGCCTAACGCTGATTGACCAAATAGCGTATTTGATTCGTTTTTTTGGTCTTTATTGCGCTTGAAAATATCAAAAATAGCCATGTTTTTACCCAATTTCCTGATGGTTTACCATTCAAAACTTCTAAATCCAAATGTATCAGAAATAAAAACATTGTCTAGATGGCAATGCAAAGCCATAATCATCGCAATAATTCCGTCAACTTTTGCGGATGTATCGGCTTCATTCTTGCGAACTTTGACATTTCCGTTTACATCCGTGTAAACCTCGGCGTTTGCCAGTTGCCAACCAACAAACGGGTTGCCATCGTGCATGATTCCCTTTTTCAGAATCAATTGTTCTGCGGTTTTAGATGGATTGGATAGAACCGCCATACCTTGCCCAACTTTTTTAACGGGCAATCCTTCAGCATAAAGATTAGCCACTAATGACGCGGCGTTGTACGGGTCGTATCCGATTTCTTTAACATTGTGCTTAATACATTGTTGCTTAATGTAGGTTTCCACTTCGTTAAGGTCTGTCACATTACCTTGGGTCAATCGCAATATGCCGCTTGCATGGGCTTGCAGAAAAGTTGATTTGTAGTGATTGGGGATTAGGTCTAAACTTTCTTCGGGTAAAAAGAATTGAAATTCTGCATAGAACTTTTCTTCCGAATATCGGTGCAAAGTGCATACCGCGTTTAAGTCGCGTGAATATGCCAAGTCAAACGCAATAAATGTTGATTCGGGTTTATCTTCAGGCATCGGGCAAACTGAATCATCCCAATACCGGCGGTCAACCCATGCGCTGTTTGCCGATACATAAATGTTCAGTTGCTTGCATAGGAATTCGTTAAGGCTTGCGGGCTTAGATTGCGCTTCGTGCGCCATGTGCCTAATGTGTTCTGTCGTAACAGAAATGCCAAGCATGGGATTTGCCTTTGCCCATGTTTCTTCATTCGACCATTCATCACCCGCATCGATGGAATACAGTAAACCAAACCAACGGTAGTTATCTTCAGCCGCACCGCGTAGCACCGTTCTAAGGTGGTTCAAATCTTCGTAGAACTTGGTTTCTTTGGTAAACGATGCGG